GGCTGGACCATTATGCGCGGTTACTCCAGCAGCGGCCGTACGTCTACGAGCGCCACATCCTGCCGCACGACGCGGCGGTGAAGGAACTGGGCAGCGGGCTGGCGCGCACCGAGACGCTCAACAGCCTTGGCGTGCGGCCCTGGCGGGTGCTGCAGCAGCACGGCGTGGCGGACGGGATCAACGCGGTGCGCATGGTGCTGCCGAAATGCTGGATCGACGCAGAGCGCTGCGCCAAGGGCATTCACGCGTTGCGGCACTACAGACGCGAGTGGAACGAGGCGGCGCAGACCTGGCGCAGCAGTCCGGTGCATGACCACGCCTCGCATGGCGCGGATGCCGCGCGGTATCTGTGCCTGGGTGTGCGGCAGGACCAGCCGCCGCCGGTCGAGCGGGCGCCGCGCGAGCCGTGGGAATACACCCAGCCCGGCGAACTGACACAGGACTGGATGCGGCTTTAATGGTCGCCTGCCGGTCGCCTGGTCCAGCCTAGCTCGTCCCACATCTCGCGCGGTGGCTCGGATGCGTCAGGATTCATTCGCCTCAGAGCCTCGAAGGCGGCGGCTGTCTCCGCATCAAGCACGATGGCAAACGCTTTCGGTGGTTTGTCGGTCCGCTTCATCAGACGCCACAGCAGCTTGATCTCCTTCGGCGTCAGACGACCCGCCCGCACGAACATGAGGTCGTAAATCTGCTGGTTGGTCATGCGTCGCCAGAACTGGCTGGGAATAGCAAGTCCGTCGTCTGACATGGCCGGCCCCTCCAAATCCAGAAGACCGCTCTAGGACACGATGGCCAAGAGTCAATCAAACACCGACAGCGAAATCGTGCGCGAGGCGCAGGACCGCCTCAACCGCGCGCACGAGTATCAGAACAACGCGCACCGTCACTACAAGGCGGACATGGCCTTCGCCAATGGCGACGACGACAACAAGGCGCAGTGGGCCGATGGCATCAGCGCCGGCCGGCAGGCCGCCGGGCGTCCCGCGCTGACCGTCAACAAGACCCGCGTGCATTGCCTGCAGATCATCAACGACGCGCGGCAGAACCCGGTGCAGATCCGCGTTAATCCGGTGGGCGACGATGCGACCTACGAGGCGGCGCAGATCTACGAGGGCATCATCCGCCACATCGAATACGTGTCCAACGCACAGCAGGCGTATGCCAACGCCACCTACTGCCAGGTGATGGGCGGCATCGGCTACTGGCGCGTGCTGGTGGACTACATGCACGACGATACGTTCGACCAGGAAATCTACATCAAGCGCATCGCCGACCCGACGCAGGTCTACCTGGACCCGGACATCCAGCAGGCGGACGGCAGCGACGCGAAGTGGGGCTTCCTGTTCTACGAGATGACGCGGGAGGAATACGAAGCCGAGTATGGCGTCGATAAGGACGACACCAACCTGAACAATGCCGCACTGTCGCTCAACTCGCCCGGAGCCGGCGGCACGGTCTACCGCACCAACGACAAGCATGTGCAGGTGGTGGAGTATTACCGGAGCTGCACCAGGAGCGACCGGCTGCTGCAGATGCACGACGGCAGCGTGGTGCGCGAGAGCCAGCTACCGAAGGGCATGCTGGAGGAATTGGCGCAGGTCGGCGTCACGCCGCGGGCCGAACGCGACATTGCCGAGCCACAGGTCGAGTGGTTCCTGATCGCCGACAGCAAGATCATCGACCGCAAGGACTGGTTGGGACAGTTCATTCCTATCGTGCGCGTGCCGTGCGAGGAGATCGTGCTCGACGGCAAGCTCGACTGGGTCTCGCATGTGCGACACCTGCGCGATCCGCAGCGTCTATACAACTGGTACACGAGCCAGGCGGCCGAGTTTGTGGCCTTGCAGACCAAGGCGCCGTTTGTCGGCACCGCGGAGGCCATCGGGCCGTATCTCAACGACTGGGAGGCCGCCAACACCGAGAACAAGGCGGTGCTGCTGTATCGCGGCACCGGCGAGAACGGCCAGCCAATCCCGCCGCCGGAGCGCTCGCAGCCGCCGGTCATGGCACAGGCCTACATCGAGGGGCTGAAAATCAGCCAGGCCGAGATGATGATGGCGACCGGCCAGTATCAGGCGGTCATGGGCGAGCCGAGTAATGAGACCAGCGGCAAGGCGATCAACGCGCGGCAGCGGCAGGGCGACAACGCGACGTACCATGTGATTGACCGGCTGGCGTCGGCGATCCGCTACACCGGGCGCATCATCCTCGACCTCATTCCACGGGTCTACGACACCAAGCGCGCTTTGATGATCATGGGCGAGGACGGCACGCAGACGCAGGTGCATCTGGACCCGGAAGCGCCGCAGCCGCACCAGACGACGCTGGACCCGCGCCAGCCGCCGCAGCAGCCCAGCATGAACCCGCAGCAGGACCCGGACAGCGAGCGCCAGCAGGCGCTGCGCACGGTGTTCAACCCGACCAAGGGCCGCTACGCGGTGGTGGCGGACGTTGGGCCGAGCTACGCCACCAAGCGACAGGAGGCGTTCAACGCGTTCTCGCAGGTGATCGCGCAGAACGGCGCGGCGTTCCAGGTGATCGGCGACTTCTGGGCCAAGAACGCGGACTTCCCGGGCAGCGACGAGATGGCGGCGCGGCTGAAACAGGGGCTGCCGCCGCAATACAAGGCCAACACGCCGTCGCCGGAGGTGCAGCAGCTCACCCAGGCCGCGCAGCAGATGCAGCAGCACGCGCAGGAATTGCTGCAGAAGGCCGATGCGGAGATCGCGCAGTTGAAAGCGCAGGTCGTGCATGCGCAGGAGCAGCTCAAGGACAAGAGCGAAGAGCTGAAGATCAAGGACTATGACAGCGAGACCAAGCGGCTCGACGTGGTGAGCGGCATTGATCCGATGGGGTCGCAGGTGGTGGTGCGGCAGATGATCCGCGACATGCTGCAGGACGAGCTTGGCGAACTGCTGAAGCACCACGGCGAGATGGAGATGGCGCTGCAGGGCAACGTGCAGGCGGCCCAGCCGCCGGAGCCGGAGGGCGCGGACGTTGGCACGGGCGCCTAACGCGCTGACGCGTCAAGGCTACGTGGCGGACGTGAACCCGCTGGCCGAGAGCTATGTGCCGGTGACGGACGCCGATCCGGGGCTATTTGGTCGCGTCATGGACTGGGTGCTGCGCCAGCAGCAGATATCGCAGGAACGTGGGCTGTGGACCGGCGGCCAGGTGTGGCAAGGCGGCCGCCCCACGGTGAAGGGTGTGGCCGACGCCGCGCAGCAATATGCCGGCAACTTCGAGGGCGGCATCAAGGCGTATCACGGATCGCCGCACAGCTTCGAGCGGTTTGACACGTCCAAGATCGGCACGGGCGTAGGCGCGCAGCCCTATGGGCGCGGACTCTATTTTGCCGGCAGTGAAGACGTGGCCAAGCCTTATCGTGGCGGTCCATCCGGCCACATGTACGAGGCAGACATCAAGGCAGAGCCGCATCAGATGCTCGATTGGGACCTGCCGTTTGCGGCACAGGGTGGTGTCGGCAAGGCGGCGCACGAGATCAGCCGGGATCTGCTCGCGAAAGCCTATCAGAAATCGGGCGGGTCGGCGGAATTTGCGGAAGAGCTGATGAAGGAGGGTGGCGGTCTGGGCAAGCCGTTCTCACCAGATATGACACCCGGCGATGCCATTCTGTGGGCGCAGGCTGTAGGGGTTGCCCCGGCAGATGTCTCGAAAGCCCTGCACGCCGCAGGCATCCCCGGACTGAAGTATTCCGACGCTGCCGTGGCGGGCGGTCCAGCCAAACAAAACTACGTCGTATTCAACGCCGACACCATCGACATCCTGCGCAAGTATGGCATCGCCGGACTAGGCATCGGCCTCGGCGCAGCAGCTACACAAGGCGAATAACCTTCCGGGCCGGGACGTACCCACTCTTCCACGGGGAGTGGCGACGTTGGCAGGCGTGTGGTCACCGAGCGCTCCGGTTCGCCGGTTCGGTGACGGAAAACCACAGTGACAATCCGATGAGCGAAACACAGCAACAGCCAGCTACCGAAGAGCGCGTCCCGCAGTCGCAGCACGTCCTGCAGAACGAGGAGAACGAGGACGCCACCCTACCGCTGCAACAGCCGCCGCAACCGGAAGCGCCTGTCGAGAGCGAGGCCAAGCCCGACGAGCCGGAGGTCGATGAGCGCGAGGAGCTGCTGCGTAAAGAACGCCGCGCCCACGCCAATCGCGTCGGCCAGATCGTCAAGCAGCGCTACGCCGAGAAGGCCCGCGCCGATGCGCTGGAGCAGAGGCTGCGCGAGATCGAGCAGCGCCAAGCGCAGTATGATGGCAGCCCGCAGCCGGCGCCGACGCAGGAAGACATCGACCGGCTGATCGACCAGCGCGCCGCCGAGAAACTCGCCATCCAGCAGCACAACGCCCGCGTCGAGGAATGGGACAAGGCGGGCAAGGAATCGTTCGGCGAGGACAAGTTCAAAGCGGCCTGCGAGACCGTCGCCAATATGTCGTCCGCCGAGCAGCGCCGCATGCTGCTGGCCATCGCGCTGGACGTGGAGGGCGGCCAGCGGGCGATCATCGAGATGGCGGACGATCCCGAGGAGGCCGAGCGCATCCTGGCGATGCCGCCGCACCGTATGGCGCTGGCTCTGACAAAGCTGGGCGCCACACCGACACCGGAGCCAAAGCCGGTGTCGCGATTACCGCCGCCGATCCGCCCGCCCTCAGGGGGACGCGCGCGCGGCCAACCCGATCCGGAAAAGGGATCGTGGGATGAGTTCAAGCGCTGGTCAGCCGACATGAACTGGCGCCGCTAACGCCTACGCCGTGCCTGCCGACTTGCGGCGGCTACCGCATGCATCCGCGACAGCGGACCTCCGACTGAGCGCGTAGATCGCTCTGCGACGGGCGGGAGCAATCCTGCCCGTCCTCAGGTGCCACCTGAGACCCGACTGGAAGCGGCTTCTTCCTGTGTGCCGAAGAACCCCTCCGGGGTGACGGCCTGCCTCCGAAACGAAGGGATCAGGAATGAGCCACAGTGCCCAATACCATCATTACGCCTACGCTCGTCGTGAGGCGCGCTATCGAACTATTCAGAAACTCCAACGCCTTCCTCCAGATGGTGGATCGCCAATGGCAGGACGAGTTCGGCGGGCCTAGCGTCGCCGGACAGAAGCCGGGCAGCACCATCCAGATCCGCCTGCCGAATGACTACGTAGCGCGCAGCGGACCCACCGCAGTCCCACAGTCCACAGTTGAATCAACGACCGCACTGACGGTCGCGACGCAGACCGGCGTGGATATCGCGTTCTCAATGGCCGAACGCACGATGTCGATACAGGACTACGACGTGCGCGTTATCCAGCCGGCGGTCAACGCACTGGTCGGCAACATCGCCTCCAACATCATGCTCGGCGCCGAGGCGATCCCGAACCTGGTGCATAATGTCGATGGGAGCAACAACACACTCACGCCGACGCTGACCACCTGGGCGACCGCGGGCGCGCTGCTCGACAAGCTCTCGACACCACGCAGCCAGCGCCGCGTCGTGCTCGACCCGATCACCATGGCGCGCACGGTCAACTCGTTCAGCGGGCTGTTCAACCAGCAGTCCAAGATCGGCCAGCAGTACGAAACGGCGATGATCAAGACCGACGTGCTGGGCATGGACTGGGCGCAGGACCCAACGGTGCTCACCCACACCACGGGCGCTTACGGCGCACTCGGCACGGTGTCGGGTGCCAGCCAGACCGGCAGCACGATCACCACGAGCGCACTCGCCGGGCCGCTGAAGAAGGGCGACATCATCACCTTCCCAGGCGCCTTCGCGGTCAATCGCGTGACCAAGACCACGACGGGGCAACTGGCGCAGTTCGCGGTGACGGCGGATGTCGCGGGCGGTGCCACCTCGATCCCGATCTACCCGGCGCTGATCCCGGCCAGCGGCGGCAATCCCGTCGCCTACCAGACGGTCACCGCCTCGCCCACCGCCGGTGGCACCATCGTCTGCCTGACCAACGCGTCCGAAACCTACCGCAACAACTTCATCTTCCATCCGCTCGCCGTCACCCTGGCGATTGTGCCGATGGAGATGCCGACGCGCGGCGTGGTCGAGAGCTACCGCGAGAGTCAGGACGGCGTGAGCATCCGTCTCATCAGTTTCTACGACGGCATCAACGACCAGATGATCACCAGGCTCGACGTGCTCTATGGCTGGAAGTGGGTCCGGCCCGAGTGGGCCTGTAGGGTGCCAGATATCCTCTGATCGTTGTTGATGGATACAGGAGAAACCAATGTCAGATACGACACGCAAGGACCACGCGGCGGACGAGCGGGAGCGGCAGCGCCAGGCGGCGCACCAGACCTCACAGCCGGCACCACAGGCCGCCACCGACGATGAGATCATGAAAATCCGCAAAGCGGCCGGCGCCATCGCCGAGGTCATCGAGCCGGTGCAGCGCGTTCGCCAGGAAAGGACCAACTGATGCCAAACAACACGGAGCACGAGCGCGAAGAGCAGCGCAAGCGCGAGGAACAGCAGCAGCGCCAGCAGCAGGAGCGCGACCGCCAGCAGCGCGAGCCGGAGGCGGGGCCGGGCGGCGTCATGCCGCAGCCCAAGCCGGGCGACAAGGTGGCGAACCCGGCACATCCCGAGGCGCCCACCGAGGTGCCGCCGGATTATCCGAACGCCGCCGACGTGTTCGGCGAAGGAGCGCCGGGCGCACCCACCGCCTACCCGAAGGTGAAGTTCCACCCGATCTATGGCGGCGTCCGCGTCAGCGACGCTTCTGAGGAGGGCCTGCTGCAACCGCCTTATGCGTGGTTCGATACCGCGGAACTGGCCGACATGGCCCGCACCTACACCGAAGCCGAGCAGGTGCGGACGCATAACCAACTCCGCAAGCTGAAGGAGCTGGAGGACGCCGGCCTGCCGGTCGTCAGCAGCAGCGTGCAGGCCGAGGAGGCTGTGCGCCGCGGCATGGCCGAGCCACTGTAATGGCCATCCGCACATGCCAGGATCTGCTCGCGTCAGTGCTGCGCACCAGCGGCGTGACGGGAGTGGGCCAGACGCCACTCGCCGAGGACATCACCACCGCGTTTGAATACCTGGTGGAGATGATCGGCATCTGGCAGCGCGAGCGCTTCCTGGCATGGCGGCTGACCGAGCAGATCATCCCGAGCACGGGCGCGCAGTCCTACGCGATGCTGGACCGCCCGCCACGGCTCGACAGCGCCTATGCGCGGCTGCTCACCGGCCAGCAGGTGGCGACCGTCTACAACGCCGGGCCAGTGGATTTCCCGCTCTACCTGATCGACAGCATGGACGAATACAACGAGATCAGCCTGAAGCAGCTTTCGACGTTTCCGGCCGCCGTCTGGTATTCGCCGGACTATCCGACGAGTTCGCTGTGGTTCTGGCCGATCCCGCCAGCCGGCCAGTTCGACCTGCACGTGTTCTACCGCGCCGGGCTGCCGACCTACACGGCGCTCACCGATCCGCTGGGCCTGCCGCCAGAGTATGTCGCCGCGGCACGCTACGAGTTGGCGGTGAAGCTGCAGATGGAATACGGGCTGCCGGCGCGGCCCGACCATGTGGCGACGCTCATGGGCATCAAGGCGGGCATCCGCGCAGCGAATGCGCATGTGGCGCAGTTGAAGGTGCCCGGCCCGCTGGTGCCCGGCATGGGCGGCACAGGCGGCATCAGCGGCGCTGTGGGGCCGCACCAGAGTGTCATCGTGCTCGATAGCGGCCTGCCGGTGCTCGGATGAGCGGAAGTACGGGCTATCCCTGGCTGCCGGGCCAGGTGTTGACGGCGGCGGATCTGAATGAAGCGATTCAGTTGAGTTCTGGCCCAACTGGACCCATGGGGCCCCCTGGAGCTGACAGCACCGTGCCTGGGCCACCTGGCGTGGGGATTATAGCAGGCAACGGCGTGCCGGCAGGGACGCAACCTGTGGGCACGCTCTACATCGACGCGCTGTCCGGCGATCTGTGGCAGTTCAGCTAGACGTTGAGCGTGTCGGCGGCCGTCCACTTCAGACGCAGCCGTTTCCGCTTTGCTGAGGCGCAGATTGAGCAATAGCGCACGCGTCCGCGTTTGCTTTGGTATGTCTTGTCGAATGGATGGCCGAGCGTGCAATGGCGCTTCTGGGAGTTGAGATAGGGAAGCGAAGTGCTATCGCGCTTGACGCTCTCCTCCACCGAGATTGCTTGCAGATGTTGCGGATTGACGCAGGCGCGATTGCGACAGGTGTGGTTGACGAAGAAACCATCAGGAATGTCGCCATTGATGGAATACCACGCGACGCGGTGTGCTCTCCGGTTCATGCGGCGGAAATAGAATGTCCCGTATCCATCGCGATCCAGCGGCCCCTGCCAGAGCCAACACTCACCGATCTTCTTGTGTTTGGAGGCGAAGCGCGTTGCTTCCTGTAATGTCATACTCATGGCCCGCATGGTTACCGGCCCGCAAGACCGGTTGCAAGGGATTTAACTATGGCCTGGGCTAAGATCGGCAATCTCAAGGGGCCGCAGGGCAATCCTGGTCCAACTGGGGCTGCGAGCACCGTCCCAGGCCCCCAAGGTCCAGCCGGGCCAACCGGCCCCGCAAGCACCGTTCCGGGTCCACAAGGACCACAGGGTCCGGCCGGCGCAACTGGCGCAACTGGACCGGCGGGCACCACGACATTCTCCGGCCTGACCGGCGCGGCGACGTACGCGCAGCTTCCAACCGAGGTGCAGCAGATCCCGATCAGCTTTGCGTTCTCCGGAAAGCCGGCGACCGGCGCTGTGGTGAACGCGCCGATGCCGATGACGGTGACGGTGCCGGCGTCATTGGCTGGGGCTGTGGTGTACGACACGACCAAGACGACGGCTAATGCGGCATTCACCGTGAACAAGATCAGCGGCGGCAGCACGACAGCGCTGGGCACCGTCACCATCACCAGCACCTCGAACACGAGCTGCACGCTTGCGGGCGCTGGTGGCACGCTGAATGCCGGTGACGTGCTGCAGATCGTGGCGCCGACGCAGGATGCCACGCTCGCTGACGTGGGCATCTCGATCCTGGCGAGCCGCGTCTGATGCCGACGACGTGGAATCCCTCGGACAAGACAGCCGGCACCACACTATCGAATGGTAATCTGACTGTTGTATTCACGGCGACGGGAAACGGTGTCCGGTCCATCTACAGCGACACGGCTGGAAAGTGGTACTGGGAAGCGACGTACAACTCGGGCAGCTCGCAGTGCATCGGATTTGCCAATGCCAGCGCCGTGTTGAGCACGGTCTGGACCACTTCGACCAACGCTGTGGTGGCGTATAACGGTAGTATCGACGTCAATAACGTCTCCCAGAGCGGTGCTGGCTTCACAATTCTCACCGGCCACACGGTAGCAGTTGCCATCGACCTGGGTGCTCAACGCATCTGGTTCCGTAATGTGACCACCAGCGGCAACTGGAATAACAACGTCGCCAACAATCCGGCGACAAACGTGGGCGGGCTTAACATAGCAGTGCTTGGCTCTCCGTTGTTCGCACTACTCGCGGGGATTGGCACGGCTAACTGGAGCACCAACTTCGGCGCCACGACGCTTGTCGGCGCGGTGCCATCCGGCTTTACCGCCGGTTTTGGCCCGGCTGCCGCAGCGGCCACGCAGGCGCGCGTGATGGTGCTGGCGTGACCCGGCTCGCATTGAGCGGCGGCGCTTACGAGGCCCGCAGCGTCATCGCAAGCGCACAGCGGTGCCTCAACCTCTATGCCGAGACCGTGCCGACCGGCAACCAGAACACCGGTGCCACCGGCCAGGGCGAGCCGGTGCAGTTCGCCTATTACCCGACGCCCGGCCTGCGTAAGCTCTCCACCCTGCCGCAGAACGGCGTCCGCGCCATCAGGCAGGCGACGACCGGCGGTATCTACGCCGTGGCCGGCTCCGGCGTGTATCGCATCGACCCCAGCACCTGGGCCGGCACACTGCTCGGCTCCATCACCTCCGGCCACCGCACGCCCGTCAGCATGCAGGACAACGGGCTGCAGATGGCGATTGTGGACGGCTCGCCCTATGGCTGGTCCATCGACCTCACCAACGACACGTTCGCCGCCATCAGCGATCCCACCGGCATGTTCAGCGGCGCCGACGTGGTGCAGTACCTCGACACCTATCTGTTATTCAACAAGCCCAGGACGCCGCAGTTCTATTCGTCCGACAGCCTGAGCCTGAAATTCGACCCGCTGTGGTTCGCCAATAAGCAATCGTTTAGCGATCTGCTGGTGACGCTGGCGGTGGCCAAGCGCGAGATCTGGCTGCTGGGCGATAGAACGACCGAGGTCTGGTACAACAGCGGCAAGCCGGATTTCACGTTCGAGGAGCAGCCCGGCACATTCGTGGACCACGGCACCTGCGCGAAATACAGCGCCGCCGTTCACGATAATTCGGTGTTCTGGCTGTCGAAGGACCGGCAGGGCCGCGGCAACGTCGTCCAGGGCGCCGGCTACCTGACCAAGCGTATCTCCACTCACGCCATCGAGCAGGAAATGGCCGGCTACGAGACGCTCTCGGACGCCATCGGCTTCTGCTACATGATGGCCGGCCACGCCTTCTATGTGCTGACCTTTCCCAAGGCGGACAGGACCTGGGTTTACGATATCGTCACCGGCCTGTGGCACGAATGGTGCTGGATCGACAGCAACGGCGACGAGCACCGCCACCGCGCCAACTGCTGCTATCCGTGCAATGACACCATCGTGGTCGGCGACTGGCAGAACGGCAATCTCTATGCGCTGGACCGCGATGTCTACACGGACGACGGCCAGCCGATCAAACGGGTCCGCGCGTTTCCGCATCTGCTCAACGACGGCAACCGGGTGTTTTACCGGCAGTTCGTCGCCGACATCGACACCGGCACGGGCGGCGGCGAGGTGATCGAGCAGACGCTGATCCGCACGACGTTCACCGCACCCGACGGCACACCGCTTGAGAGCTACAGCAACGATGCGGATGTCGGGACGTGGACCGTGGTGAGCGGCGCGGCACAGATCACCGGCAACGCGCTGCTCGGCACGGGCGCTGCCGAGTATCGCTCGACCGCCCTGATGGCGGGGCCGGACTACATCCTGACGTTCAAGGCCATCCCGACCGACTACAGCATTGTGCCGACCGGCAACGTCCACGCCACGGCACGCTCCGGCTACACCGCGACGATCCGCGGCGACGGCGCGCAATACTGGGTGGACCTGGCGGTGAGCGGCGGCTCGTCCACGTCGATTGCCATGGGCACCATTCCGTCAGGACACTACGCGGTGACGCTGCGGCTGCAGGGCGCCACCATCACCCTGTCGGTGCAGCGCTCGTCCGACAGCCTGTGGCTGCGCGGCGATGGCGCATGGACCGCGACGGCCAGCAACGCGATCACCGTCAACGACGACACGCACCCGGCGCCAGGCCAGGTCACCATCGGCGGGAGCTGGTAGTGCCGTATGCACTGAACCCGCTGCTGATGCGGCGATCCAGCGGCGGCGCTCCCACGCTGGAGCGGCCTGCCGGTTCGGTGTTCAGCGGCCCCCTCGTCTGCGGCGTCTGGTCGGTGTGGCTGTCCGATCCGCTGTTCGCCACGTCAGGGCATCACTCGTTCAACGTCTCGGTCAGCGACACGCCAACCGGCTCGGTCTACTGGGAGTTCGGCGTCGGCATCGATAACAACAACAGCGTGGGGGTCAGCGTGGTCAGGCAGAACTCGCCTGGCAGCATGACCGCATTCAGTTGGGCGTCCGATGTCGCCTCCTGGCCCACCTGCCAGGGGCATGTGCTGCTCAGCTTCGACCTGGTCGCGGGTGTTGCACAGGCATACATCAACGACGTGGCGCGGCCGTTAGGCTCGACCACGCCGCCCGCCGCGTGGTTCACCGCCGGCGTACCGTTCGCGGCGAATACCGTGACGGATGAGAGCTACCCACCAGGCGGCTATCTGGCGGATCTGTGGTTCAGCCAGACGCCCTCTTTCGTGGATCTCAGTGTCACCGCCAACCGGCGGAAGTTCATCAATGCCGATCTGACGCCGGTCGATCTCGGAACCACCGGCACCGCGCCGTTCGGCACCGCGCCGACGATCTACCAGAGCATCCGGCCGGGCGGCGTTGCCGCTGACTTCCTGACCAACCGAGGCGCCGCTGGCGGCACGTTCGCGCCAGTGGGTGCAACGCTTGTCGATGCGCTAGGCGATCCCTGCGTGGCGTCGCCGCCGGACCCCGAACCCACTTCGGTATTCCTCGCATTAGACGACGTGCAGGTCCGCACCATCCCGACGCCGCCGTGCCAGATCTTCCTCGATTGGTCCGACGACCGCGCGCACTCGTTCGGCAGCCCCGTCGGCCAGCCGATGGGATCGCTCGGCGAGTATCGCACATTCGTTCAATGGCAGCGGCTCGGCTACGCGCGCGACAGGGTGTGGCGGCTAACGTGGTCATGCCCGCGTCCCACCGCCCTGCAGGGTGGCTGGATTGAACTCACAGCAGTGAAGACATAGCGATGCCGCTTCCTCTTGGCCCGCCGCAGATCCAGTTCATCGACGCTGACGGCCACCCATACGCGGGCGGCACCGTGCAGACGCTGGTGCCTGGTACCAGTACGCCCAAGGATACATGGCTGGACCCGGACAAAGCCGCCGCCAACACCAACCCGGTGGTCCTCGATGCCGCAGGTCGCGCCATCATCCTGGGCAGCGCCGACTACCGGCTGATCGTGCGCGATGCCGCCGGCAACCTGGTGTACGACGGCTGGACCTCCACCGGCATTTCCGACGCGCTGCTGCCGTTCACCACCGCGCCGACGCTGGCCGATGCACGCGCGCTGCTCGGGATCGAGGACGCGATCCAGGTGGAGACGGATCGGGCGCTCGCCGCCGAGGCCAACCTGCAGACGCAGATCAACAACGAGGTCACCCGCGCCACCAACAAGGAGAACGACCTCCAGTCGCAGATCGACGCGGAGGAAGCCGCGCGCATCGCCGCGGACACCGACCTGCAGAACAAGATCACCGCGTTGGGCGCCACGAGCCTCAAGGTGGGCACCAACGTGACTGACTCGTCGGGCCATCTCAGGGTGAACTTCCCGACGCCATTCCCTACCAACACCACCGCCGTTGTGACGCAGCTCATGAACAGCGACCTGAGCGCGGTGTGGCTATCGGTTAACTACGACGCCAACGGCTTCGATATCTGGTCGAGCATCCCGCTGGCCGACGACACGGTGCATCCGATCCCGGCGGCGTTCTGCTGGATCGCCACAGGGAACTGAATGACCGTCGCGCTCAACACGGGCGTGCCCTCGGCGCCGCTGGTCGATCCGGTCAGCGGGCAGGTCACGCCGGCCTGGCGCGCGTTTCTGCTGGCACTGTATCAGCGCACCGGCGGCGCAGTCGGGCAGTCGTCCGATACGTCCGAACTGGAGGCGCAGCTCGCGGCCGAGACGGCGGCGCGCAGCACGGCGGACACCGGGCTGGCGACCGGACTGGCGAGCGAGGCGGCAACACGCGCGGCGGCCGATACCACGCTGAACACCGCGGTGACCCGCGAGGCGACGCTGCGGGCGCGGGCCGACAGCAACGAGGCGACGGCGCGGCAGAATGCCGACGCGCTGCTGGTGCCCATCGCGCAGCTCTGCTCGATGTGGGCGGCGTGCGACCTGTCGTTCCTGCCGACAGCGGATCCTGGCAGCGGCATGCCCTGGCTCGACGGCATCCACATCGCGGTGGGCACGTCGTCGTCGAGCGTGGTCGGCATCGGAAAAGAGGATGGCACGGGGCGCTGGGGCCTGGAAGACGGCACGGGCGCATGGATCTGGGGCTAGGAGGATACCATAGCTGACACCAAAATCAGTGCGGGCGCAGATCCCGGCACGCTGACGGCGACCGACAAGCTGCCGCTGGCGCGCAGTGCGTCCACGACAGCCTACGCCGCGACGATGGCCGAGATCGCCAGCTACGCGAATACCGCCTACACGCCGAACTACAGCGCGGCGCCGCCGATGATGGACGGCACAGCAGCGCCTGGCGTGGCGGCAGCGGTCTCGCGCGGCGATCACATCCACCCGTCCGACCTTACCCGCGCGCCGCTGGCATCACCGACCTTCACCGGCACACCGGCTGCACCGACAGCAACGGCAGGCACCAACAGCACACAGATCGCGACAACGGCCTATGTTCTGAATGCTGTTACAGGTGGAACCGCCGCCGCTATTCCAGGCGCCAGCTACGCCGACAACGGCGGATTCACCATCAACCAGAGGGCCTATACGAGCGGTGCCGCGCTCACCGCCGGGAGCTATGGCCACGACCGATGGAAGGCCGGCGCGGGTGGCGCGACATACACGTTCGCCGCACCATCAGGGCCGTCCACCAGCATCACCATCACCGCCGGCACATTGCAGCAGATCATAGAAGGTGGCGCGCTCGCTGGCGGCACTTACACGCTGTCATGGACCGGCACCGCGCAGGGGCGCATCGGCGCCGGGTCGTATGCTGCCTCGCCAGTCAGCGGCAGCGTTACAGCAGGAGCCAACACCACCATCGAGTTCAACGCCGGCACATTGTCGCAAGTGAAGTTCGAGCTTGGGTCTTTGGCGACACCTTGGGTCGCGCTGTCGCCGCAGCAACAGCTCGCCGCCTGCCAGCGGTTCTATCAGACGCTAGGACAATATGTTGCTGGTTATGCAAGCGGTGCTGGATTGACCATAGCTGCATCGGTATCAATTCCAGTGGCTATGCGAACCATTCCAACTGTCGTGATGACTGGTAGCGCGCCGCTAAATCTTAATAGCGTCACATCCGTTGCGGGTAGCGGGTTTTTATACACACAGGGAATAGCTGCCGCCGCAGGGCAATGGGCTATCAACGTCGGATATAACCTGTCGGCGGACCTGTAGCTATGCAGCTCATCTTCTCGAACGCAGAGAATACCACGATCCAGGCGACGCTGGACGACAAGGAAACGTTGGGCAACGTCAGCGGCCCCGGCGTGTTCTTCGTGCCCACCGATCCGGCCAATGCCGAATACGCCGAGATCGTCGCCGAGGGCATGAAGGTCGAGCCATACGAGCCGCCGCCCGTGCCGCCGCCGGAGGCCGTGGACCTGCCGCCGGTGATGCCGACCGACCCGACGCATGCCACGCCCAAGGCATACGTCGACACCGAGATCGCGGCACTCGCCGCCCGCATCGAGACGCTGGAGGCCAGGCTCGGGTGACACCGCCGCCCTTCGTCGTGCTCAGCCTGCCACGCAGCCGCTCCTACTGGCTGTCGCGGTATCTGAGCTACGGCGGCTGGCATTGCGGTCACGAGGAAATCCGCCACGCGCGGACGCTGAGCGATGTCAGGGCGTGGTTGGCCCGGCCGCGCACCGGCACAGCGGAAACTGCGGCAGGGCCGTTCTGGCGGCTTCTGAGACGCCTGGCGCCGCATACCAGGGTGGCCGTCGTGCGTCGCGACCCGGCCGCAGTGTTCAACAGCCTGTTGCGGCTCGGTCTGCCGTTCGATGCCGCGGTGATGGTGCGACAGTTGCGGCGGTTCGATGCCGCCCTGGACGAGATCGAGGCGCACTGGCCAGGGGCGCTGAGCGTTACATTCGACGGTCTGCGCGAGGAGGCGACGTGCGCCCAGGTGTTCGAGCGCTGCCTCGGATTGCCGCACGATCCGGCCTGGTGGGCTTCGCTGGCGCCGCAGAACCTGCAGGCGGACATCCATGCCGTGACACGGGATATGGTGAGCAATGGCCCGCTGATCGCGCATCTGCAACGCGGTATCGGCCGGCGTGACTATACGGCCCGGCTGGAGGTGCTGGACAATGGCCAGACCTTCGCGCATCTCGACGTGCATCGTTGGACAGCGCGATCAGCCGCTGCGATGCGTCGGGATCTCGATGCGGTCATCGCGTGGCACAGCCCGATTTACGTCACGCAGACCGCGCACCCGCATAACGACGATTTCGACAAATGGCGCAGGTTCGTGACCATGATGGGGTTTAAGTTCCGCAACACGGCACCGAATGGATGGTCCGTCTACGTGCTCGGTGAGCAGCACTGATGCGGCATTTTGTCCGCATCGCTGACGGCATCGACACACTGCCGCTACAGCTTGAACTGACGCGCAACGAGGCTCTGTGGGATGCGCTGCCGACGCGCAGACTTTATGAGGGCACGCCACACGGCGCGATGACCGACATCTATGCGCGGTATATGCCAGAGGCCGAGCTTACGGACCTCGCCGTGCGCAGGCGTGAGCATCGCAATGTCTGGTGGCCGGCATGGCACGCACTGCCCGCATTACGGCCGCTGGTGTTCGGGCTGATGGCGCGGGTGCAGGCGGTGGAACTGGGCAGCGTCCTGCTGACGCGGCTGCCGCCTGGTGGCGAGATCCTGCCGCACTCGGACGCAGGATCATGGGCGCCGGAATGGTATAACGCTAAGTGTCATCTCACGGTGTCCGGCTCGGCTCTTGTGACCTGCGAGGACGAGGTGTGCCGGTTTGATACCGGGCAGATCTGGACGTTCGACAACCTGAAGATACACGCCATCGCTAATGATGGTGATGTTGACCGGGTTGTTGTCATCGTGTCGATGCGCGCGGAATGAACTGAACAGGAGGGTGTAATGCCGGCTGGATGGGTGGCAGCGGGTGCGGGCGCGCTGTCCGCAGGCTCGCAGTTGATGGGCGCCGGCAAGTCAGCCGGTGGGGCGAAGGATGCCGCGAACCTGCAGAAGATGCAGTACCTGATGACGCGGCAGGACTTGAGTCCGTTCACCGCAGCAGGTGCGAGCGCATTGCCGGGGCTGGCGACACTGGCGAGCAGCGGGCCTACGGGTGGCGGGCCGAATTATCTGGATCTCGCCTATAACCAATACCTGCCGCCACGGATGACGCAGGCGGAGTTGGAGCAGACGCCGGGTTATCAGTTTCAGCTCCAGCAGGGGTTGAAACAGACGCAGAGCGCAGCAGCGGCGCGAGGGCTTGGTGTGTCAGGTGCGAGCCTCAAGGGTGCGGCTGAGTTTGTGACGGGGCTGGCGGACAAGAACTATCAGAACCAGTTCGCCAACGCGCAGACGCGGTTCAAAGACGTACTGGAGATGAGCACCGGGCAGCAGAACGTCCTCAACAGCCAGTTCAAGCGGCTATATGACACGGCTGCGCTCGGTGAGAGCGCCGCGGCTGGGCTGGGTAGGGAGGGTACGACAGCGGCATCAAACGCCGGCAGTGCGCTGACGACGGCGGGGGGAGCGGAGGCGGCGGGACTGACCGGCGCCAGCAACGCGCTGAACCAGGGCGTGCAGAATTACCTGAGCTACGACGCGTTCAAGAACTACTCGAACCCGCAGAACACGTACGGGACGCCAATCTACGGCTCCGGCGCCAACCCCAACATGCTGTGGTCGCAGCAGTAAGAGAGGACCGCGCGCGATGAGTGGCTCGAACTTCGGCCTGGCACCGCCGGTTGTCGTCAACCCGCTGCAGGCGCAGACCACGGCGCTCGATGCGGCGGGCAAGGTCTACGACCTGCGCGACAAGCAGGCGACCGAGGCGTGGGGCGCCGCTCTGCAGGCATCGACCGATGAGAACGGCAATGTGGATCTGCAGAAAGCGCAGCGGCTCGCATCGCAGAATCCGCTGGCACGGCAAGGCATGACGCGCACGCTGCTGAACACCTCGACGCTGGCCAACGAGCAGCAAACCCGCAATCTCAAGACCAACGAGGTGCTCGGGAATGCCGTTGGCGCGACGCTGCAGCTTCCAGACGACCAACTGAAGCAGGCCGTGCTCGGCCAGGTCGAGCGACTTGTGGCGGGGCGCGTCATCACGCGCGAGCAGGCCAACGCATCACTGATGCATATGTCATCCAATCCCACCGAACTGCGGCAGCAACTGGAGACGCTCCGCACCGGCCTGATGCCGAGCGGAGAGGCGACGACGCAGATCTCAGGCAGCCTTGGGACACAAACCGGGCTGGGCGGTCGCACCATTGGCACCGTGCAAAACCGGCGCACTGGTGCGGTGAGTTCTCCGGATCAGCCTGGCGCCCCCCAGGGTCTGTCAGCCGAGCAAGCCGCCGAACGCACAAGATGGCTGCAGTCGCCGAGAGACTATGCCGACCCGGCCAATCCCAATGTCCAGAAGCACGGCACCAACGAGACCTTCCTGCGGGATAGCGGTGTGCCTGACCAATACATCTATCCCGGCGGTGCTCCGGCCTCACCTGGCTCGCAGGCATCGCCGTTCGGAACCGGGCGGCCACCACCGGAACTGCTTAATCCCAAGAAGCCACCGGCGGCGCCAGCACCCGCCGCCTCGCCTACAGCGACCCCAGCCCCGTCGCCGGCAGGAACGGGGGTCAGTGGCCCGACGCCGCAGCAGACTGCGGAGGCAGAGGCGACCAAGGAACAAGGGAAGCTAGGCCCGCCGCTGTTCCAGAAGGAAGTAAACGCGGGCGCCGAGGCGCAGATGCAACTGGCCAACTACGGCACCATGCTCTCCGACCTGACGAAATTCACCTCAGGTTCAGGCGCCGGCAAGACGCTCGACTGGAAGCGCGCGGCCGTCACATGGGCGCCGGGGCTAGCGAAGGCGCTCAACATCAAACCAGAAGAAGTCGCGGCACAGGAGAGCTTCGACAAGGTTGCGGCTCAGGTGGTGCAGGCGCAAAACCCAGGCAGCGACGGGCGCATGAACCTGAACATGGCGGCCACTCCACATTCGGCACAATCCCCAGAGGGCGTCGATTTCATCATCCGCACGCTGCAGGGCAATGCCGATTACATCCGCGCCCGTGCCTCGCTCGCCGCTAATTACAAAGAGAAGGGGAATTACCCGGCCTTCCAGGAGAGCGTGAAGGATCTCGACCCGCGCGTGTTCCAGCTTGCGCGCATGACACAGCCACAGCGAGACAGCTACTGGAAGAGCCTGGACGACACGGTACAGAGCCAACTCGGCGCAGCGATTCAGAAGGCCAAGGATCTGAAGGTCCTCGGTGGCTGACAACTACGACACGATCATCAACGACGCGGCGGCCGAGTGGAACCTCGACCCGCGGCTGCTCAAGGCGCTGATCCTGCACGAGAGCGGCGGCAATCCAAATGCCGTCAGCAAGGCGGGCGCGCAAGGTCTCGGCCAGATCATGCCGGAAACCCAGCGCCAGCTCGGCGTCACCGCGCCGTTCGATCCGGTGCATTCCATCTACGGCGCGGCGAAGTATCTGAATGAGGCGCTGGACAAGGAAGGCACGCCGGACAAGGCGCTGCTCTACTATCACGGCGGGCCGGGCTGGCGGCAGAGCTTCGGGCCGGAGAGCCGCGGCTATGTGCCGGCCGTCACGGCGCAATACGTGAAGCTGGCGCCGAAGCAGGACGCCGCGGCGCGCGTGCAGGTCGCGCAGGCGACGCCGACAGTCATGACCGATGCAGCGCCGGGAAAACCTATGGCCAGTGATGACGTGCTGAAGCTGCTGCCGCCGGCTCCGAAGGCTGGCGGTGCTGCGGCGCCCGTTCAGGCACCTAGCGGCGGCGCTGGGACGGGGCAGGAGGCCGCTCCAGGCGGTAGCCCGCTAGACCTGCTGCCACCGGCGCCGAAGCCGTCAGCGACGGCCACAGCGGCGGCGCCATCCGCGCCAACATCATACACAGATCCGGAAGGGCTTGGACGGCCTGAGATCAACCCTCTCGATGTGCCGGCGTCCTCGCCTGCTGCTGTCAGTCGTATCGGCCAGGCGGTCAGGGAAGGCTGGGAGGGCGGCCCATCCTTCCCGCGCGTGCCGTCTTCTTACGTGACAGCACCTATCTACAATCCGTTCATTACCACCGCAGAGACCGTGCTGAGCGGCGGTAACGCGCTGCTTCGTGGCGCTCAGCAGACCGCTGTGGAGGCGACGCCAGACATCCATCTGCCGTCGTTGCCGCCGGGTGTGACGATCCCGCTCGGTGGTGGGCGGCAGCTTTCCGGTGAGCTTACGCCCGGGTCGCTTGGGCGCGAGATCGCGGCATTACCGGAGGCGTTTCCGACTGGCGGAGCTGAGATGCGCGTGCCGGGTCGCCCGCCCCTTCCTGGCGAGCCACCACCGACGCCGCGGTTTGTGCAGGAATACTACGGCGAAGGCACCCCGACGAACCCGCTGGCAGCAGCCCCGCCACCAGAGCGACCGGCCTTTGTGCCACCGGGCGTCAATGTCCAGGCCAGGCCAGTTGTCACACCGCCTGAGCAACCGCCCGCCTTCGTGCCGCCGGGTGAGGTGAAGGCTGGCGCAACGCCGGCCGCCGTCACCAAGGAAACGCCACTCGGTGCTACACCGGAAGGTGGCGGCCCGCAGCCGGTCGGTGCGCAGATCACGCCCATTGTCGGCGAGTCGATGTTCAGCCCAAAGGAAGAGGCGGCATATCGCGCTACCGCGGAGGGGCAGAAGCTGCTGGAGCCGCAGATCCGCGGCGAGGTGGACAACAACACTTACATTCCAGGCGTGGTCTCCAACACCGCCGAGATCGAGCAAACCGTCGAGGCTGCACGCGACATGAAGCAGCTCGGCATCCAGTCGCCAGCGGCGTCCCAGATGGCGCAGGATATGCAGCAGCGCAATATGGGTCTCCGTCGCGAGTATTCGCTGAACACCGAGAAATCACCGACCGACATCCATTTCCGTGAGCAACAGCGCGAAGCTGATCTGAACCAGCAGGCCGACCAAGTATTCGCTCCGACGAACATCAAGGGCGACGTGGCGATGCAGCCTCTGATAGATCATATGCGAGCCGAGCTGGCGAAGCCGCGCAACGCCGAGAACAGCGCGCTGCAGGCGGAGTTCAAGGAACTGGAAAAAAGGCTGACCAACAAGGACGGCACAGCCAGGACGATGGGGCCGGAGCAGGCGTGGTCGCTGCGTCAGGACATCGACAGGATGACCGACAAGCTGTCCACCACGGGAGACGACCTGCAAGCGCGGAACCGGCGGCGGGTGGCTCGGAACATCGACCAAGTGGCAGACGTGCTGGACACCGAGATCGAGAAGATGGCGCCCGGATACAACGAGATGAAAGCGACCTATAGGGCGCACTCGGATGCCATCCGCGAGATGCAGGCGCTGCAAGGGATGACGCAAGCCATATCGACTGGACCGAATGGCAACCTGTCATTCGCGGCAATGCAGCGGTTTATGAAGAAGGTCGTGCAGATGCGGATGACGGGATCGCAGGATCTGAACCCGTTCAAGGCTATTTCGGAAGAAACTATGCAACGGCTGTGGGCGCTGCGCGACGACCTGCGCCGGTCTGCCGGGGCACTGGAGTTGGCCCGCGCCGCCGGTAGCGATACCGCTGCGAACATGATCGACGTGCTGAAGCACTGGGGCAGGCTGGGTGGGCAGGGTGCCATGCATGCTGGTGCCTCCGCGCTATTCGGGCCAGCCGGTCCTGTGGCGATTCGGATGCTGCAGGAAGGGACGGCGCCGATGCGGGCAGCGCGGGCTGAGAGAAGGGCCGTGCAGGAGATGCAGACCCATCTCAATCCGAACATACCGATGCGGACGCCGCCAGGTCAGGAGAACGCGATGGCTCGCTAGTAGGGCTGCAGCATCTGTCTGAACTGGTGGCGCCAGTAGTAAGTCGGCAGGCTTGCAACGAACCATCCGGCGACGAAGCCGAGCACGATGCAGGCCAGTTCTGCGGCAGCACTCTTCCCGTGTTCTATGGCTAATCCGAGCAAGACAAAACCAGCGCCGAAGGCGAGGAATGTCACCACGCGGGCGAACCAGTGGCCGAGCAGCCAGAAATACAGCAGCGCGAGCGCAAGGCCGGCGCCAATCATCAGTTCCATGTCAGTAGCCGCACTGCGTCTGATAACCCTGTCCTGGGATAAACACGGGGCGGCACCCTCTGGCATCCGTCTGCCACATGGTAATGGTTGGTGGCGACATCATGTTGGTTGGCGGCACCGGCGGTCCGGATAGCTGCCACTCGGCATTCCCGGATGCGGAGTGCTGCTGCCAAGTCGTCTGCGCCATCGCTGGCGTTGCCGCGAGCAGGAGTGCCGCGGCGAGTGCTAGTCGGGTCATAGTCGGTAAGTCCTTCATTGAATGTGCGGCGCGTGTGTCATCCAAAGCGCTGCGCCGCTGAACGCTCTAGTGTGGATCATGTTAATATTCCGGCCCGCTCCAGCGCCTCTATGATGCGATGATAGTCGGCGCCGGTGTCATTCTCGACCATCGCCATTAGGCGCTCAGTCGAAATGTCCGGTTCGGCGTCCTCGATCATCTCCCAGATGGAGATGATCAGTTGGTCCCGTTCAGTTCGTGACATGCGCATTGTCGGTCTTCCCTGCCTGCCTAATGTGCCGGCTCGTCGATGAGGCCAAGCCGGCGCTCGATGCGCTCCAGCCGTCCGTCCAGCCGGTCCACTCGCAATGACACCGAGGCGAATTGTGCCTCCAGGGCGCCAACGCGCAGCCGCAGATCGGCGGTGTCCTCCAGCACGCGGCCAAGCATGTCGCGGATCTCGCGCAACCGGGCCAGCACCAGATTGTCGGGCGTCTCGCTCATTCGTCTGTCTCTTCATCCGTCGTGCAGGCGATGCCGTTGATGTTGCTCCACGAGCAGTCGCCGCCCTCGTCTTCCACCATTTCCAGCAGTGCCTTCGACGCCGGCATAACGGTCATGCTGCTTTCGCGGGTCCAGGAACCCAGCTCGTCGGTGGCGTCATCGTCTTCGCCTAGCAGTTTGATGCCGTCGAGTTCCATGTTGGTGCGCATGTCGTCCCATGCGGCCTTATCGGTCGCGCCGTAGCCGTAGATCACGCCACTGTCGTCGTGGACGATGTAGCCGGCGGCGGTGATTTCTGTCGTTGTCACTGGTCAATCCTCTTTTGGTCAATGATGCGGCGGATGAGATCGGCCACGGTGATGCCGAGCCTCTTCGCCTCGCGGCGCAGCCAAACCAACTGCGGTTCTGTCATGGTCAGAGACATTCTTGCCATGCACCCGATATGCACCACCGACGCACCAGCAGTCAACACAATAATGCAGGGGAAACCGCATGGCCGAGCCACCGACCTACCCGCACATCATTGTATTCGAGACCGCCGAGACGCAGCGGCTGTTCGTGCCTGCGGAGGTGGAGCCGGAGCCGCCCGATCCACCCGATCCGCCGGACCCGGAGGAGCCACCACCGGACGACGGCGAGGCGCGCGCCACAATCCGCATGGGCGGCAACGATTACGTGTTCCTCGCCAGCGAGGGCCAGGCGCTCGACAGCTACACCGACCCGGACGGCAGGTTCGTCATGGACAACGTGCTGTGCGTGAATCCCGGCTTGCCGCACATGCTGGCGTTCTACCGCCCGGACAGGTCCGGCGGCCGCGAAGAGTGGGTGTTCGAGCACGGCCAGCCACGCGCCACCGCACAGGCCGCCAACCTTCCCGCCTACACCGCCACCATCACGCGCCGCGACGGCTCCACAGCCACCGTAGAGGCCACCAGCGGGCACTACTGGTTTGGGCGCTGGCGCTGGCAGTCGGCACCGCGCCCGGTGCGTCGCACCTACGCACAGCTCGTGGCGCAGAACCTCATCCCGCCGCTCGACACGACCGGGCTGGCGAAAGGCCCGATCCTGTCGGTGAGCGCCTACAAGCCGATGGCGACGTGTGGCATGCCGGGCAATCAGGGCCAGACCGGCGGCTACCCAGGACTGGGCATCATCACGGGATGGCAGGCGCAGTACCTCGTGCGCAACGCCCCGGAGACTCCGTGGCGCGATCAGGCCGAGGCAATCAACAGCTATCCGTGCGTGGTGCGCGATCCCGAGACGCTTGCCCCAGCGCCAGGTGATATCGTGGACGACTTCCCCGGCGCCAACATGTACAGCAGCAGCGAGGGCACGCCCTACATCGCCAAAGGCCCCAGCCCGCTGCGGACGGACCAAGGGCATCTGCCCTCTGCGGTGTATATACCTTTCCTGCTGACCGGCGATCCGTACTATCTGGAGGCAATGCAATTCACGACGAATTACCAGCAGCTTTCGCTACCCAGTGATTCGCGCTGCATGGTGATGGGACGATACTGGGCGTGGCCGACCCGAGCCATCGCGGAATGCGTCGTCGCAACGCCCGCCGTGGTGCCGTCGTGGTTGTTGCCGAGGTCGTACTGGGAGCATTGGCTGGAGGTGAACCGGGGCCACGTCGAGACGCGGATGGCGAACGCCTCTGACCCGTATTACTACGTTTTCCATACGATCTACGAGAGCGGCCAGTCGTCGGAACTGGACCCCAACCGGTCGGGCGATCATGTCTGGCAGCAGGCCTTTGTGGACCTGACCGCGGCGTGGATCGCATCCTGGCGGCCGGAGTGGGTCGAGCCGGCCGAGTGGCTCATGCACTCCAGCATCGACCGCGCCTCGGCGACCAGCGGCTGGTGCCGGACGCGCTGCGCGCCGTACCACATCCGCATGCAGAATGCTTCGGTATTGGCGACGGCGATGACGAAATCGAGCTGCGAGCTGACGATCAAATATGTGCAGCAATTCCTGCCCGGCATGAGCGTGACGATTGACAGCGAGACGCTGACGCTGGGCGACAGCGCGGACGGATTGACGTGGGAAATCGCATCGAGGCCGAAGCCGGCGGACCACGCCATCAACAAGCCGGTGTATGGCGCCAAGTGCCTGAGCTGGCGCGAGGCGACGGATCTCAACGTGCTGACCTATGGTTGGGATGTCGCGGCGGACGGCGACCAGTTGCCCGCCAATACGACCGACCTGACGTATCCCAGTTATCAGCGCGCGGCGCTCGCCCAGGCGCTGCACAGCGGGCTGGAGGTGCCTGGCCTGGCCGACGCCTATGCGTGGCTCGACGGCGAGGTGCGGCGGCTGGTGAGCAGCAAAAACCTGCCGGTCGGCGACAACTGGGCCGTGGTGCCCGGGACCGCAACGCGCCGGCGGCATCACCGGCGGTCAGACCGGACGGATCTGCAGCGGAACGCCAAGCTGCAGGACATCATCGACGCCATCCGCGGCGAAGACTGATGTGGCCGGGCGGCCGCCGTTCTCGATGCTGCGGGCGTGCTTTGCCTTGTTCGGCGTCGTGGTACTGCTTCAATGCATCTGGGTAAGCATTGCGGCATTGACGTGCGTC